CGATAGAGAAAAAAATTCGGGGACACGGCGACCCCCACTACCTGGGCACCCCCCAAACTGCGGGAAAGGTACACCCCGCACACATACACAGTATTCCGCACAATTGATCAGCAAATTTTAAAAAACACCCCCCGTCACTAAAAAGGTACTACCAAAAACACCCCCCTTGCATTTTTTGGTTCCATGCTGCTACAATGCAAACATCTTTTTTGGAGTGCCCACTTTCCTCCATGGCTATACCTCTTCACCCCGAACATACGGTTCCATATCCAACTTCTGCAGCGCCAGAGGTTGCTTCTACTCTTCGTGAAAATATGCAGATCGCTGCCAACACGGCGGCGCTGCTACGCGGGCTCAGCGAATTGGAGGGCGGTGAACTAGAAGGCACCACAATAGAAACAGATCCCACTGCCCAGCAAGAAGCGGACAAAGTATTTGAGGACTTCGCAACGCTGGCTAAGCAACAATACGAAGATGCGATGGCCGAGAAGCCAAAGAAACGAAAAGAACCAAAACCATCTGCTAATCCCCGAGAGCTAGAGAAACGTTCTGTCGCCGAACGAATTGGTTCCATGCTGCAGGAGTACAACAGCCAGATAGTCGCTGATGCCGCCGAGCTACGCCAAGTGACTATTAATAAACTGCTTGATCTAACAATGTGCGGTGACCCACGGATTGAGATCAAGGCAACTGAGCTATTGGGTAAAGTATCCGACGTTGGCTTATTCACTGAGAAGACTGAAATTACTGTGACGTATAACTCGGTCAATGATATAGACAACGCCATCAAGGATAAGATCAGAAAGATGATGAGACTGCATGCCCAAGAGGTCACCACCATTGATCTAGATGTTAAAGAGGAATTAGAGGAAACCCTAGTTATTGAAAATAAACCTTCAGAGGAAAATTCCGATGAGGGATGATCAATTGGTAGAAACCCTTGATCCTGAATTTAAGCTGCTCTTAGCGCAGCTAGACAAACTGCCCCAATCTAAGAAAGAACAAATCCTCCGCGATCTAGAGCATCGTGAGAAGATGATGGAGAAAGAGCTTGCGCAAAATACGTTTATGGGTTTTGTGCATCAAGTCTGGCCAGAGTTTATATCTGGGCGACACCACAAAATCATGGCGAAGGCTTTTGAAAGGGTCGCGAATGGAGAAACTAAAAGGCTTATTATTAATATGCCTCCGCGACATACTAAGTCAGAATTCGCTTCTTACTTGCTCCCTGCTTGGTTTCTGGGTAGATTCCCCCATAAAAAAGTTATCCAATCCTCCAATACTGGAGAGCTGGCAGTTGGATTCGGTAGGAAAGTTAGGAACCTAGTTGACTCAGAAGTCTACAAAGGAATATTTCCCAATTTGCAATTACAGCAAGATTCCAAAGCAGCGGGCCGCTGGAACACTTCCAAGGGTGGTGATTATTTTGCTATTGGTGTTGGCGGTACAGTTACAGGTAAGGGTGCAAACCTTTTGATCATTGACGATCCGCACTCTGAACAAGAAGCCGCGCTGGCTGCGAGTAACCCAGATGTCTTTGATAAAGTGTACGAGTGGTATACGTCTGGCCCGCGTCAACGTCTACAACCAGGCGGAGCTATTGTGATTGTGATGACGCGCTGGGCGATGCGGGATTTGACAGGGCAAGTGCTCAAAGCTGCCGCTGCCCGTGGCGGAGAACAATGGGAGGTGATTGAGTTTCCTGCCATTATGCCTTCGGGTAAACCCGTATGGCCAGAGTTTTGGTCACTGCCTGAATTGGAAGCTCTGAGAGATGAGTTGCCAAATAGTAAGTGGCAAGCACAGTATCAGCAAAACCCAGTGGGTAATGAGAGTGCGATTGTTAAACGGGATTGGTGGCAGTGGTGGGAAGATGAAGTGCCGCCTCCTTGCGATTACATTTTGCAGACATGGGATACTGCATTTGAAAAGAACCAGCGTGCTGACTATTCAGCGGGCACGACGTGGGGGATATTCTATAAAGATGAAGACAGAAGTAAGCCACATATCATCTTACTTAATACTTATAAGAAGCGTGTTGAGTGGGTAGAGTTAAAGAAAGATGTGCTGGCGGAGTACAACGAGTGGGAACCTGATGGGCTACTCGTGGAAAAGAAAGCCACAGGTGCTCCGTTGATCTATGAGTTGCGCGCCATGGGTATTCCCGTGCAGGAATATACGCCCAGTAGGGGCCAAGACAAAATTGCCCGCTTGAACTCAGTGTCGGATATCATTGCGTCTGGCAAAGTTTATTTACCACGAACACGCTGGGCTGAAGAATTGGTTGACGAAATAGCTGCTTTCCCATCTGGGGAACACGATGACTTGGTTGATGCAACGACTTTAGCGCTGATGCGGTTCCGACAAGGTGGGTTTTTGAGGCTGCCGATTGATGAGCCTGAAGAACAACAATACTTTAAACGCCGCAACGCGGTCTTTTATTAGGACAGGATATGGCTGGCTTACGAGATTTATTGGCTTCGATACCTCTGTTGAAACCTATGGTGGATGCTGTTGACCCAGAGGATACAGCGCCCGTTACACCAACCCCGATTCCCATCTCATCTGGGCAGGCTAAATTTATACAGGGGTATAGAGCAAACCCGCAGAATAAGTTTGGTGCAAAAGACAGGATGGAAACCCTGCCTACGAAGTTTCATGCGCCCACCATGGAGACTTTTGTGAGAGCCGCGGCGGCTGGCACACATTTTGGCGTGCCTAAATTAACTCCAGAACAATTAACAAACATGGCGCTGCACGAAGGTCGGGATGATTTCGGCACAAACTACAACGCCATGGATGTTGCTAATAAAAAGCAAGTTGAGATATACAAGAACTTGGTTGGCAACGGGCACGACGACGACGCCGCTAAGTTTGCCGCTGCTATTTATGGTAAATCAGAGACAGCAGGTAGACGCAAAAAACAATTTTTAGAGGTGTGGAATGGCGCGGGCCCCAAAGCCAGGAAATACGCGGCGGACTCCAACGCAGAAAGCTACGCTGCTACGCATCCAAAGAACCAAGAGATGTTGGACTTTATTGCCGATCACTACAACGATCAGCTAGAAGCCAATACACCCAACGTGGATCCATCTAAACCTGCCGTAGATTTGACAACACCTGACGTAAAACAACCAACAGACCAAGCAAATTCGCCTGATAATTCAAATCAACCCGCTGTAGACGTCATGGGAAACCAGGTTTTCAAGCGTGGCGGCTTAGTAGACAAGCCCATCAAGGGCAACAGCAAGTTAATTTAAGGATAAATCATGGCAACCAACGTAGATAAAGCGCTTTATTCCCAGGGAATGCCCAGTTTAATGGGTCAAAACCCTGGCGATGACTCCGATTTGGAGATAGAAATAGAGAATCCTGACGCTGTACACATGGCAGATGGGTCGGTTGAGATCACTTTAGTGCCCGAAAAAGGGCCAAAAAGGAGCAAAAATCTTGCCGAAGACATGTCTGAAAGCGAATTACAGAGCATGGCGGGCGAGATTGTTGGGCTCATTGAAGCCGATATTTCGTCCAGAAAAGACTGGGTTGAGACCTATGTTAAGGGTCTAGAAGTGCTTGGGATGAAGTATGAAGAGCGCACTGAGCCTTGGAATGGGGCTTGTGGAGTTTACAGTACTGTCTTAACAGAAGCTGCGATCAGGTTCCAGGCTGAATCTATCATGGAAACGTTTCCTCCAGCGGGCCCAGTCAAGACTGAGATCATTGGCGCTATTGATAAGGTGAAACAAGAAGCTGCTAGGCGTGTTCAAGAGGATATGAACTATGAGCTGACTGAGGTGATGCCCGAGTATAGGATGGAGCATGAGAAGATGCTCTTCAATTTGGGGCTTGCGGGATCGGCGTTCAAGAAAATTTATTTTGATCCAGGTCTTGGTCGGCAGGTGTCGATGTTTGTACCTGCAGAAGATGTAATCATTCCTCATGGTACAAGTGGTGTGAGAAACGCAGAGCGTGTCACTCACATGATGCGTAAGACTAAAAATGAGATTAAGAAGTTACAGGCCGCAGGTTTTTACAGAGAGATAGAACTAGGCGAGCCACAACAACTTTATACAGATATTGAGAAGAAGAAAGCCGAAGACGAAGGCTACTCACTGACCGATGACGATCGTTATCAAATCTACGAAGTGCAGATTGATTGGCTGCTGGACAAGGCCGAGCGTGAAGAAGACGTTGAAGTTGCTGAGCCTTACATCGTTTCTATTGATAGAGGGACAAATAAAGTTTTGTCAATCTATGAGAATTGGAATGAAGAAAAGAAAACAGAGTTTAAGCAAAAGAGAAATCACTTTGTAGACTATTGTTATATTCCTGGGTTTGGTGCTTATGGTATGGGTTTGATTCATATCATCGGCGGCTACGCGCGCGCAGGTACGTCGCTCATCAGGCAGTTGGTTGACTCAGGAACTTTATCTAACCTACCAGGTGGTCTAAAATCTCGCGGCTTGCGCGTTAAGGGTGACGATACACCGATCGCTCCTGGAGAGTTTAGAGATGTAGACGTGCCAAGCGGCGCGATCAAAGACAACATCATGACGCTTCCCTATAAGGAGCCGTCACAAGTTTTGTTGGCTCTTTTGAATCAAATCACCGACGAAGCTAGAAGATTGGGATCGATCGCCGACATGAAGGTCAGCGACATGTCGAGCCAAGCTCCTGTGGGTACAACACTGGCGCTGTTGGAGAGGCAACTCAAAGTGATGGGCGCTGTGCAAGCTCGCGTGCACAACTCGATGAAGGAAGAGTTTAAGTTACTCAAAGAAATCATAAGAGATCACACCCCAAGCTCTTATGACTATGAGCCAGTCATGGCCAAGAAGAGTGCTAAGAGGGAAGACTATGACATGGTGGATGTCATACCCGTTAGCGATCCCAATACATCGACGATGGCTCAACGCATCATGCAATACCAAGCTGTGATGCAGATGTCGGCGCAGGCTCCGCAGATTTATAACTTGGCGCAGTTGCACAGACAGATGATTGATGTCTTGGGTGTTCCGAACGCAGAGAAGCTCGTGCCGATTGACGAGGATCAAAAACCGCGTGACCCAGTATCAGAGAACATGGCGTTCTTGAATGGCTCGCCGACTAAAGCGTTTATCTATCAGGATCACGATGCGCACATTGCAGTGCACACAACGTTCTTGCAAGACCCAATGATTGCTCAGCAAATTGGGCAGAACCCGATGGCTCAGCAGATGTCTGCGGCAGTAAATGCCCATATTGCGCAGCATCTTGCGTTTTTGTATAGACAGAAATTGCAAGAGCAGTTGGGTGTGTTGTTGCCACCACCTGATGAAGATATGCCAGAGCAAGTTGAGGTTCAATTGTCTCAGTTGGTTGCACAAGCTAGCACACAGTTGTTACAACTTAATCAGCAGAAAACTGCGCAGCAACAAGCCTTGCAACAAGCGCAAGACCCGCTCATCCAGATGCAGCAAGCTGAGTTGCAAATCAAGCAACAAGAAGTTCAGATCAGTCAGCAAAAGGTTCAAGGCGAGCTGCAGATTAAACAGCAGGAGTTGCAGTTGAAAGCGCAAGAACTTCAGAGCAAGTTAGGCGAGACTCCAGAGATGATGGCGCAACGCCACGCCATGGAGATGCAGCAGGCTCAGCAGCAGATGCAACAAGCTCAACAACAGCACCAGCAGCAGATGATGCACAACGAGCAGACTCAGCAGCAGGAGTTAGCACATAGCGCGCAAACAAAGCAACAGGAGTTGGCTTTGAATTCGCGCAACCAAAACCAAAAGCAAGTGCAGACCAAACAGAAACATTTGACTGACTTGTTAGCCACTGCACAGAAAGCAAGGTTGCAGATGGACTTGGCCAAGCAAGCGGCTGAGAACAAGCCAGAACCAGGAGCGACTGAATGACAGAGATTGAGTATTTAAAAAAGCAGAACCAAGATTTAATTGACATGGCCATGAAACCGCTAGTGAGTGGCGGGGCCAAAGATTGGGCAGAGTATCGTGAGTTGGTCGGATTTATTCGGGGTCTTAGCCGAGCCAACTCCCACCTTGAAGACCTCGAAGAAAAAGTAAAGAAGGAAAATAATGAGTGAACTACTCGTAAGCCAAGACGGTGCCACCGCGACTGTACTTCCCGCAACGGCTGATGAGAAGGCAAAACAATTGCCTGATCCTGTGCGTTTCCAAATTCTTACGGTCTTACCAGAGATTGATGAGGAATATGAGAGTGGGTTGATTAAGTCAGGCACAACTATTCACTATGAAGAAGTACTGTCCCCAGTATTATTTGTTGTGAAACTAGGCCCCGATGCCTATAAAGACGCAACCAGATTTCCATCTGGCCCATCCTGTAAAGAAGGCGACTTTG